ATCCTTCAACTGAACATGGCCAGCGTCAGAGTCAGACAACGTGGTATTAACCCCAATCGCAAGAGCGCCATCACATGAAATCAAAGCAACTCCAGCAGTCTGAAACCACCCGTAGTAATTAGCGGTAAATGCAATAGGAGAAACCCCAGAAATGATATAATCCGCTGTGCTGAGAGCGGCTCGTAGGTTATACCACAGCCCACCAGTGATCGCAATATCAGACGCAGTAGTCAAGGTGACCTTGATTGGATCATACAGTTCAATGTCTACCTTGCCGGCGGTCGTAAATGCCGTTGCACTATTGCTTTTGATTCGATATTGAATCCCCTCGCCAGTGCCATCTGCTCCATCATTGGCAATCTGCAAATATGCCCCGGCATACTGGTCCTTATCTATGCTTGCAAGGGTAATCTGGAGCTTCGACGAACCAGCCGCAGGGGAAAAACCGTTAGCGGCAGCAATTACGATGTTATCCGTTTCGACCAGACAAGTAGCCGACACATCTTGGGAAACTAATTCAGCAGCGTTAATAGCCGCAGCGGTATACCCGTAACGGAAACACCTGCCATCTGCAAATTCCAACTTATCACCAATAGCAGCCTTGGGAGTAGAAGACTCTTCGTAAACACCTTGGCCGGTGCTTGCCCCGTCTCCGTCACCGCCAATGCGATTAGTGATATTGTTGCGATTCAAGTAACTCATATTACATCCTCTCCCCTATGGGCAGGGTGTGAACCCCCATTGGCTTGGGGGCAAGGTTATTAGGTACTATGCGGCGTCGAACATGACGCCCTGTCGGGCGCGATGATTCGTTACCAGTTGCAGCCCAACAACAACAAAGGCGACTTTCGCCATCTGATTGCTCGGCTCCTTGAATGGTGTCTTTGCGAAGTTCAAGCCCGCTTGCATCTTGAGCTTGAGATACTTGGTGTTGAGCATATACAGGTCATCCGCTGCGCAGTCGCGGTCAGGAATGACTGGTGCGCCACGGAATGCGATGTCGCCTTCTGCGCCTATGCCGTGGTTCGGGCCTGAGCGCTTGCCGTTGTTAGTCACCATGCGGGTGTATCCAGTGCCCTCGAAGATGTCTTCGTAGGCAGAATACAAGGCGTAGGAAGTCACGATCAGATTAGGCTTATCGTTGCCCTCGCTGATGCTATTCCACAGCGTGCCCATGCGGGTGACGCCGTTGTACCGGTCGTCGGTCTTCGTCACGAAGGACGTGTACGTCCCCGTGGCAAAGTCGAGGCGCCCGTTCTCCCACCACGTATTCGTGGAGGAGTTAATCCCACCCAGGGTTGTGCCCGATGACTGTGCGCAGATGTCCTGCAGACCCAGCATAGATTTGCCAGATTGCGCGGACAGTGCAGCAGCATTGATCGTGTCAAACGACCCGGTCATTGCCTGAGTCGTCTTCGCGGTCAACAACTTCTCGGAACCCGAAGCCTTGCGCGACTCCATCTCTTCCGTCATCGAAATGACGAGAGGTGTAGCGCTGTAGCGCGGGGTGTAGAATGCGGCGGTGATGCCGTCCATAGCGTCAGTCGCCAGGACGTCATATCCGTCGAACCATTCGGACTGGCCAAGAGCATACATCAGGTCTTCCTGATACTCTTTGCCGCCCGTCTCCGTTTCGAGCACGCCAGATTTACGTAGACGTCCAAGCAGCGGATAGTTGTCGGAAATGTTATCCGTCATCCGCTTGCGCTTGGAGCGCATTGTCAATGTCCACGCTGCATCCCACGTCTCAGTGGTACTTACAGCAACCATATTGTCTCCGTCCTACGGAGATGTCAGCTACTCGAAGCCTAACTGCTTAAGTCCCGCAGTCAGCTGTGCTGCTGACAAATCTCCGCCGTCTGTATTCGCTGCCCCAACAGCACCCGCAAGTGCTGTACGTTGAGAGGCGTCAGACCGAAACTGTCTATCGGTTTTCTGTAGTTCCTGAGACTTTGACGCTGCCTTACCAGAAAGCAATTCATAGGCTTCTGTCACCGTGTACGCCTGGTTTGTTACAGGATTTGGCACATTAATCAGTGCTTTAATCTGGTGTGCGTAACTGTCCAGCGAATCGCCATATGCTTCACGCGCTTCAACCACTTGCTGGTTCAGTCCCGCAGACTGATTAGACACAAAATGCTGCGCCATCGTTGCCATCGCTGACTTTAACTGAGCTACTTCAGCGCTGGTTGTTTCCTGCTTGTTCCCATTTATCGCCTTGACGATGTCCTGGACGACGTCAACCGCCCCGGCATCTTCTCCCAGCCTACGCCGAAGTCCCTCAAGGGGGTCCGCTGTAGCTGTTGGCGAGGTGGCGTTTTGTTGCTGCGCAGCGAGTTGCACCTGCACTTGCTCAAGCTGACGACGATACTCTGCGTTTTCTTGGCTCTTGCGGGTATAGTCGCCTTGCAACTCTCGTTCACGGTTCTTAGCCCACGTCTGCGCTTCTCGATACGGCGCGGGGAGTGATTCAGGATCTGCTTTACCGAAGTCAACTGTATTCGGGTCGAAGTCGGTGGTTCCCGCGCCGGAGGCTGCTGCCGATGACTCGGTGGGGTTACTAGCTGCTGGTGCTTCAAGATCTGCAGCTAGATCAAATCCCTCATCCGAGGCGGCTTCAGTGGTTCCTGTGGAATCCGCTTCTACTTCCTCTGTCATTGTCCTCTTCCTTACAACTCGTATTCGCCTGGCTTATCAGTCCAGTGCGAACCAGGTATCGGCGCCGGTCGATCCGGCGTCGGCTTCCAGTGATTGCGCGACCCCCCCACAGGGTCGGCTCCCTCCATCACGCCTTGCTGTTTCATAAGGCGTTTCTTATGGGCGTAGTCATCTACAACACACCCTAATCCATCGTGAAACTTTCCATACATCCCACTATGTGATGGATGAATGAAGTTTCTATTGCTGATGATCTTGTCGGCCTTGGAGCCGCAGGGGCAATCCACCTGCTTCTCCACTGCATCTCGACCGTGATAAAACACGTCGATCTGCATTTCGCCACACTTCTCACAGGCGTAATCCACCAAAGTTGGATGGGAGCCGCCTTTAACCGTCACCTTGTAAGCCATCAGTTCTGATCCGGGTCTACGCTGACCTTTTGGCCAATCGTCTGCGCTGAACTGCGAACTGCGGAATCCACCTGACCTGCTGCTGCCGCCACCGTACCTCCAGGATTGCCCTGCACGTCAGCGCCACCCCCTGCGCCACCAGCACCGGCTGTGGGGCTTAGCCCCTGTGCCCGTTGCTGTAGTGCTTGCTGGTGTAGTTGCATATGCTGCGCCATGATTTGCGCAACCTGCTGCTGTTGTTGCGGGAGTAGTCCCTGTGTGAACTGGGGTTCCTTAAACAACTGCTGATGGTGCTCCATGTGAACACGATGATTCTCTAACGGATTTACCTGCAACTGCTGGCCCTGGAGCATCAGCATATTTTCAAGCTGTGCAGCCCGCGTGGCATCTGTGTGTGTATCGTCGCCCAAGAACTTCTCGACGTTCGGAACGCGGAAAGCACGTAATAGCATTTTCAGCGACTCCTGGCGGGGCACTTCCGGCACCTGGATCAAGTAATTGAACAATTGCAGGGCGTCGTCGCGTTCCAGTTGGTCATACAGCGGCTTCATAGAGCCGGCTTCAATGTTTACAACGAAGCGGGCCGAAAGCATATCAGATGTAATAGCCTGAAAAACCGGGTCGTTCTCGTCCCTGGCGACGTTGACAATAAAATTCGTCGGAGTGTATCGCCGGTCGGCCATCACGCGAAGATTATCATAAGTGATGTCTTCAAAGACGCGGGCGACCTCGTCTTGAAGCCATTCGCGGTTCAGCTGCCCAAATGATGCATTGAGGGCCGACTGCGTTGCAGTGACCCGTGCTCCGCCAACGCTGGTTGAACCCACATTCAGCGTCTGCTCTTCATAATTGCGCAGATCAGATTCGGCGCCCAACTGGTCGGGGAGGATGTTGCCAGTCAGCAGTTCGCGAAAACTGTTGTTTGGGTCTTGCGAC